CGCCATTCAGAGCAACGGTAAACCATACGGGAAGTTCGTACGGGCCGGGGTTCTCGATGTACTACGAGTACACAGGCGGATACGCAGGTCCGTACGAACTTCCCGTATGGTTTACCGTTGCTCTGAATGGCGCGTAGCGGCCCCACATCGCGGAAAAACCACCTCCTGTGGTTGCCGCATTAAAAGCTGCGGTGGTGGTGCTGCCGCTGGTGACCCCGTTTAATGTGCCGGTCAGCGTGCCGCCAGTCAGCGCAAGTCGCTCGGCCTTCAGGTCATTAAGCATCGCCCTCGTGATCCGAATCTCAACGATGTCGTTTACGGAGAATGCGCGACCCGTGGTGCCGTCTTGCCCACGAACGACGGTGAATGTGTCGGTGGCTCGAGCGGTGACCCGCACGACCTCGAGGTTGCCAGCCGAGTCCATTAGCGTGGCGTAGAACACGTCGCCGCCAGAGATGGCCGGGAACAATGCGCCAGTGCCCGAGGTCACCGAAAAGCTGGTGGCGGTGTTCGTGATCGAGGCGGAGAGCCTCGAGGCTGCATTGTTTGCGTACAAGACTGGCATTACGCTACCCGTTTCATCTCAATCGTTTCCAGCTCAGCAACAACGCTGATCTGGCCGCTGGCCTCGGAGGACAGCGAGAAGTCGCCCACAGCTTCGGCGCTCAGGCCAATGAGTCCGGCGATAGGAGCCGCCAAGAGCTGCTGCACTTCGGCCTGCACGTCGATCCGTTCAGCGACTGCGGAAGCAGACAGGCCTTGGACAAAAGCAACTGCCGTCACACCGTTGTAGATGTAGAGGCGGCGCAGATTCCCCTGCGTGACCACCGTAGCCAGCGAGTAGCCGTCGGCGTTCTTGGTGATGTGAAGCGTCGTGCTACTGAGAGCAAACGACCCCGACATCCCGGACATGCTGACCGTGACGGCAAGCTGCCCAACAAGGGTCGAGACCTTATCCCCCGCGCCAGAAATGTTCTTGGACACCGCTACAGCAGCGGCCGGAATAGACACTGAGCAGATGACAGACGCCGCAATCTGCTTTTGAATTCCGAGCAGCGCAGATGTGGTTGCGCCGGTTGAGCCAACGAAGGCAACACTCTTGGTTACCGAGGCCACGCCAGAGGTCTGCGCTGTCGCCAACGCAGCAATCGACATTGACTTGATAACTCTGGCGGCGGATGCGGTGGAGGCGACTGCTTGGGCTGTAATGCCCAGAGACTTAGTAATGCTTGCTGGCGCAGAGGCAACGGTCATCGTTGCGGAGCCAGCAAAGCTCATGTTCTTCGAGACAGCAGCCTGCACGACTGGAGTCACAGTCGCAGAGCCGCCAGCGGCAATCGACTTCTCGATGTCAGCCGCGCTGGATGTTGAGGCGACTGCGTCGGCGTTAACCGCCATCAGCTTGGTGACGGCAGCGGAAGACGATGTCGAGGCGACTGCGTTCCCGGCAAAGGCGATGTTCTTGACGATCAGAGCCGAACCCGCTGTTTGCGCAACAGCGTTCACGCCAAGTGCAGCAAGCGGGTTAATCAGGCTCGCCAGACCGGAGGTCGATGCGGTGGCGCTCGCGGCAGCGGCAGACACCTTGGAGACATTCGAGCTAGCAGTGGTTGTGGCTGTTGTGCTGCCGACAAATGCAAGCACCTTCGACAGACCGGCGGAGCCGACAGTGACACCGCTCGTCGAGGCTGATCCAGACTGCCTACTGGTCTTGCTGAGCGCGACGGAAGGCGTTGCTACGACAGAGGCTGCGGCGGCAACAACATAGTTGACTCTGAAGACTCCAGACGCTATCGCGACGACAGACGCTCCGGCGGACTGCGTGCTGGTCTTCGAGACTGCACCCGACACCGCTGCGGAAACGGAGGCCGAACCGGATTGGCGGGAGGTCTTGCTGACTGCCGCAGAAGCTGCCGCTGCCACGGACATGGACGCAGCAAGATTCGCGGTTTTGCCGACCGCGCCAGACACGCTCGCCGACGCAGAGATGGCGGCAGACTGCCAGGAGGTCTTTGCGGCCGCGCCAGCCACAGAAGCTGTGACAGTCGGGGCAGATCCCAGCTTGAAGCCCAGAGACACGTTCGCGGCAACGGTTGCTGCGACTGTTTGGCTCGAAGCGATCTTGTAGCCAACAATGAAGTTGGCCACGGTGCCGACAGAAGCGTTCCCGGCGACGGCAAGTCTCTTGGTGAGAGATGCCGATGCGACCGGGCTTGCAGCGCCTGTGATTACTCCCGCAGCGCGGGCTGTCTTCGAGATGGCGGCAGAAGTCGCTGCGGTGGCGGTGATTGCCCCTGCGAGCTGCTGAAGCGTCCCAGACCGCCCGTTCAGGACGAGCTGGTTAAGCTGTGACGCATTCAGCAACATCGCAGACCCAAGCGATTAAGCGAAGGTGATCGACAGGGACGCAGCGGGGAACGTCACCGTGTCAGCCTGGTTGATCGTCTTGGAGATGGTGAGCGCACCCCAGAACAGCAGGTTGCCTGCGCTCGCGGCGTCGTAGATGCCAAAGTGAGTCACCGCGCCCCAGTTAGCGGAGGGCGTAGGGAACGTGATGGCAGCGTTGTTGCTGGTCTGACCACCGGAACCGGTCGAGGCAACGGTGCTACCGGCCGACTGAGTGCCAGCCCAGTTGGCCAGCGACGATGTCACGGCCACACGGGCGTAAGAGCCACCAGTGACCTCGGTGCCACCACCGGAATCAGAGGGCGCTGCGGTCAACAGACCGACGTGCAGGGTGGTGGTCGTGGGCGCGGCCTGGCCACGGAAGAGCTGGTCGATGATCTTGTTTTCGAGAAAGTCGGACATTGCGGACATGGTTTACTCCTTATGCAAACTGGGAACGGACGTTGAACTTGAGGACCTCATAGACGGTCTGAAGCTGACCATCGAAATCCACCTCGACTTCGCCCTCGTAGGGGCCTGGCTCAACGTCGAGTACGCCTGGGCCGAAGTTGAATCGGACCTGACCGCCAGTGCCACCGCTCACCTTTTCACAGGTGATCGTTGACAGGACTGTGCTGCTGCCCGATGCGCGAAAGCGCACGCGAACAACAATCTCTGAATCAGACAAGTTGATCGCCGCGCCGGTCGACGGGTCGGTCAATGTCAGCTTGATGTACGGCAGGTTGTCGCCCTGCACGAGATTGATTTTGGCCATCAGATCTTCCTCATCTTCACGCTCAGGCTCGAGCGCACATGGCCACGAGAGGCTCGCTGCCTGGCGACGTTGATCGCCTGGTCGAAAAAGCCCTTGTTGATCACAGCCATATCTGGGTTCGTGTACGCCTTGCCAACGCTCACCTGAAGGCGATACGCAGCGCCCTGACCAATAGCCTCGGCGTAGTCCTCGAAGACCTCGTCCTCGATAGTGGTCGAGGCCCTGGTGGGCTTGAGCGCAATGCGCATCGTCAGACCATTGCGGTACTGTCGATCTGGCAGGGGCCACACAGAGATCGTGCGAGCGTCCTTCTGGAGGTACGCCGTGGGCGTGCTGCCGCGAGCCTGGTATGAACTGAAGAGCCGGTTGTAGACGGCGGGGTCGTTCACGAAGTCAGGAGCCAGCGGGGTGATCTCGCGGTTGTCGAGCCACGCCTTCTGCACCTTGACGACCAGGTAACCAGTCGGTGGCTCGAGGTCGTAGTCGACGATGTTCTGACTGATCGTCACCGGATCGTGATCGCGGGTGAGGATTAAGCTCTTCTCGCAGAACTCGATGCAGGTATTGCGAATCGCCTGGACGACCAGCGGCTCAGGAGCGCCGATCACCTCTGGCATGACGTACGGGAAGAAGTCTTCATAGGACGCCATCAGACGCCTCCAATCTGCTGGGCCGGTGCGCTAGGCTGGTCGCCAGGCCGGTTCATCGCCGGAGCGAACGCGTTGTCCGCCATGGTCTTGTCGCCGAGCATTCCGTTGAAGAGCGCCAGGTAACTGGCTGCGAGCTCTGCGTTGCCTGCGAACTCCGTGTCTCGAGCGTAGGACTTGTAGAGCACGAACACGACCAGGTGCTCCATGTACTCATCACGCAGGCCGATCGTGTCGCTGGTCTGGGACACGTTGCCAATGACGGCAGAGACCTTTGCCTGGATCCTTGCGCCAGTGTTGGCGGGCGGGTAGACCTCGAATCGCCGTGCGGTTCTTGGATCGAAGATGTAGTGCTTGATCGTGGATGACTTGGCTCCAGCTCGCCAGTTGGGGCTGAAGGCATCGAGGACGGTGTTGTCCACCAGGGTGACAGCACGGCCCTGGGCGTCGTCCACGCCGAGGTTGCAGACGATGTCGATCAGGCGGTAGGCGGAGTCAGGAATCGTTTGGAGCGCGCCAGCCACCAAGGTCAAGGGGGATAGGATGGTGTTGGCGTCAGGCCGCTTGATCAGGACCATGCGGCAGGCATCGTTGATGTAGCTGATCAGGTCAGAGTTCGACCAGCGATATGCGGCTGCATCACTGTCGTTGAGTACCGGTCGTACGCGGCCAAGGATGTCGGAGACGATCATGGAGCACCTGATGTTCGTGAGCTGGGCTTACGTCCCAGCTTGGTGACCTGTCTGCGAAACACTGCCTTGGCGACCTCGAGGTCTGTTTCCGGCTCATCCGCGCTGGTGTTGACAGGATTCTCACTGGTGTTTTCTAGCTCGGAAGCCTGGACTGGGGTGGGGTCGTAGACCTCCATGTCGTCACGGGAGGCCAGGTTTTCCGTCCACACGTAGATGTGGCCGGTTGTCTTTTGCTTGAGAAGTTTTTTCATGGCGCCAAAAAATAAAAAAGGGGAGGGGAGTTACCCCCTCCCCCTCACGGGTTAACGTGGATTACTTGGACACGTAGCCGTGGACCAAGGCTTCAGGCTTGGTCACCTTGTAGCCGTACACGTTCAGGCCGCGCATGATGTTGCCGAACGTGGACTGCGAGCGCAGGGTTTCCACGTTGGTGATCTGCGAAGCGAACGAGATGGCATCGCGGGTACCGGCCATGATGTTCCAGGCCGACTTGTCAGCAGCGCCGCCAGTGCCGCCAGAAGCACCATCGCTACCCAGGTCGGTGACCTTGGACAGGTTGTTGCTGATGTAGACGGTGAAGCGGTCGATCATGCCGATCTTGCCGTTACGCAGAGGCGTGACGGAGTCACCGGTCAGGTAGGCTTGCTTCAGATCAGAGTTCTTGATCATCGAAGCCATCCAGGCGGGGATCACCATCCAGCGACCGTCTTCAGGCGTGTTCTGCTCGTCCAGGACCTGGCCCATGTCCAGGATCATGTCCAGGATGTTGGCCTTGGTCAGGGCGCGAGGAGCGCCAGCGGCACCCAAGTTGATGTCGCCAGAGATCGCGCCAGCGGTGGCGCCCTTGTTGGCGGCAGCGGCGTCTGCGTACACAGAGCCCAGAACGTCGCCGTCGATGGCGATCTTCATCTGCTGACTTGCGTCGTTGGTGAAGATGTCCATCAGCTTGATGTCGGCCTGGACTTCGTCCACGTCGTCCAGGACGACCTGGAAGTACTTGCCCTTGTCGATGCTCAGCTCCAGAGGAGTGCTGTTAGGAACCTGGGAAGTCAGGTTCATACCCTTCTGGTAGTTGCTGATGTTGATCGTTGGGATGGTGCGGATGAAGACCTTGTCGCCTTGGCCCTTGATTTCGCCTTCCCAATCGTTGTTGGTGATTTCGCCCAGGACGGTGCTCTTGTAGAACTTGACCTGGAGCTTGCCGGACCAGACTTCGGGGATGAAGCCATTGGCACCAGCGTATGCGTCAGTGCCGCTACCGGCGCCGTAGTAGTTACCGTTTACTGCGAGAGACATGATGTCACCTTAAAACTTGGTGGCCGCTTACCGCACTCGTTGTTCGCGGATCGCAGCCTGGATTTCTGCATCAATGGCAGCAGCTTGTTCTTCGGTGTACTGCCCACGGCGATCAGCTGCGTAGAACGCGGCGATCTCGGCACGAGCCCAGAGCTTCTTGCCTTTCGGCGCTTCTGGCGTGCGAGTAGCCTCGGGGGCTACCTGGGACTCCAACGAAGTCGAGCTTGCTGCCGACTTATCTTGCTGAACCCTCTTGAACGCACTGAAGAATCTGGCAACACGATCTGCATCGCGCTTCTCCTCAGCCTGCGACAGAATGTCTTGGCGTTGCATGCCGGTGAGGTCAT